GCGAAGGAAGTCTGCAAACGCTTCCTGTGCGCTCTTCGTTCCATCAGCAACCGCCATCAAACTGTCAAACAGGCTGTCTGTAACAGGTTGGGTTAAAGCCAAAGCTTCACTAAACCTTTCTTGAGCAACGGTGGCTTCAAGAATCTGCGTTTCGTACAACACATATTGCTCACGAGCTGCTTTTAGCTTTTCAGCCTTTTTCGTTAGACCTCTTGTAACCGCGTCCTGGATCTCAAGATCTTTTTGTTGCAGCTCTAAATCAATTTCTTGCTGACCCAAAAATGCCGTTCTTTGAGACCCGCCAAACGGACCATCAAACGCACCAGGGAGCCCTGCTTGCGCTGTTGCAAGCCTCATCTCAAAACCTGCCAGCGTTCTGGCAGCGTCTATTCGATCTTTAAGCCTTTGATCTGCTTTTTGAGCCTCAATGTCATTAAGTCGCGCTTGTTTTACCTGCCCAGCAAGAATTTCTAAATCTTTTCGCTTTATCTCGTCTTTTACTTCTGCAATTTTTTCCAAAGTAACTTTGTGATCCGCTTCAACTACTGCACGTTTACGAGCAAGCGGATCAATCTCTTCATAACGAGCAAGTTGTTTTTTAAGGCTTTGTTCAATGCTGTCGCCAGTTTCGGCTCTGGTAGGAGGCTTGCCAGAATCAAAGAACTCAACGCCGCCCAACAAATCGCGAATCACTTTTACCTTTTCTGCAAAGTTTTTAAGGAATCTTTCGCTGTTTTCTTGGAACTCTTCTTCCAGCTTTGCTGCACGCTCTCTACCAAACTCTGCAGGATCAATTACGCCACCGCCAAGACCTGCCATGCCTGCAGTCACAGCCATTGCGTTAAGCCTGTCCATAACAGTAATTTGTTTTGCCTGCTCAACCGCAATATCATGCTCAGCCTGCAAACGCGCTTTAGCAAGTGCCAACTCAACCACTGAAGCGTCTTGAATTTTCAGCATATTGAGAAGTCTTTTTGTCTCTTCAACGCCAATATCATCACGTGTTGCAAAAATTTCTTTTGCAAGGTCTAACTCTGTTTTAACTGCAGCAAGTCGATCAAAAGCAGATGAGTCGTCGCCAAAAATTGATGCAAGAGCTTGCTTGTCTGCAAAGCTTTCAAATTCAGAAAATACTCCCACAAGCTCTAATGCTTCGTCTTTAGTTATTCCTAATTGACTTGCTAAATCTTTAACGTCTTTTGCGGAAGCTTGAGTTGCTGAACCCAGGCCAACTGCCTTTGCATTAACAGCAGCCAACGCTTTGTCAAACTTTTCAGCTTCTGCAACAGCTTGGCCTATTGCCGTACCAACAACGGACAGCGCAAATCCAAATTCACCTCCAATAAGGCCACCGCCCACGCCGCCAATCGCACCACCAACCGCAGCAGCACCTGTTTGACCAAACAACAGTGGAAAGCCACCACCAATCAGACCGCTACCAATAGCGCTACGCAACCGTTGGTTGCTTTGTTGGCGTTGCAACGCATTTTGTTTTTCAATCTCTTTTGTAGCCCTTTTTTGAGCTTTAGCGTTCTTAGTAGTTTGTACAACAATATTTTTTCCAAGCCTAAAGCTATAACTTAACTCTCGATTTCTTGCTTTGTCAGCAGCTACAGAGCGATCTTGCATCTGTTTTAATTTTTTTTGCAGAGCTAGTTCATCTTTTTTGGCCTGCATCCTGTCTGCAGTTAGTTTTTGAAAATCTCTGTTTTCCTCTCGCGCGGCTTTTATTCTTGCGCCCCTTGCCGTTTCTTCTAGTTTTAAAAACTGCCTACGACGTTCTTCGTTTTCACGTCGTGCGGCTGCAGTTCGATCAAAAACTTCAGCTCGACGAAGACGCTTTATCCTGTCAGGCTGGGGACCGAAAGCAGTTGCCGCTCCACCGCCAAACGTTGGTCGCTTTTGAACCGTTCGGCTAATGGTTGTTGGCGCTCCGCTGGTTGTTGTTTGAAATATCTGCCTAGACAACTCAAGCTGTTGTTTTAACTCGCGAGTGCCTTGAGCCAAAAGCTCTCTACGTCGAGCAGCTTGCTCGAACTCCATGCGACCCAAAGCTTTTTGAATTGCTTCGCGATCTCGGTCTTGTTGCGCCTGAAGTTCTCCCTGCTTTCTTTTGATTTCTAAACTTTTTTTAGCCTTGGTTAGCTCTAGCTCTGCCTGACCAGCAGCTGTTGCCCGAAATTCAGCACCAACCAGCCTTTTCTGACGCTCTTGAATTGCAATAAGGTCGTTTAAGGCAGCAGCATATTCTTTAACTGCTTTTGTTTCCGCTTGTGTCCCGGCAATGACGCCTTGTAACGTGCGACTAGCTCGCTGAAGCGCTTTACTATAATTATCAATACTTTGGCTAACAACGCCTCGCTCTCCTAGAGACCTTGCTAACGAGTCAGCAGCCTTGCCTGAAAGCTTGATTGCAGATGTAAGGCTTTGGAGTCGTTGTTGACCCTTGACGCCGATCTCAATATCTACGCCGTAGGTTGCCACAAGCCCAAAGCAACGACTCTTCAGCCCACTCTAACGCTTACCTTCTAGCCACGCCTCTACCCAGCTTTGCTCGTTCCATAGCCTTTTCCTCTTCCTCGTTCTTTAGCTGAAAAAACGCAGCCCAACCGACTAGCTCTTCTTGCGTCAGCTCTTCAGCCAGCCGGGAAATGGTCATGCCCAGCTCTTTTGCAAGAAAAAAAATAAAATACCAGTCGTTATCAGCTTTTCAGGCTTGCCTTCGCTTCCTCCACCTTGTTTTCTGACCCAGAAGACAGCATGGCAAGCTGAATGTCTTGAAGCACAGCCGCTTCAACAGCATTTTTAAGCTGAGCCTTTTCTCCGTCCTGAAATAAACGCTTGCCGTCTGCATCAAGCGATTTTTCAATCATCATGCTCAACGCAAAGTCGCCGCTATCTTCGCTGTCGCTTTTTTTCTGAATTGACTCACGCTCGGCAATCGTCAAAGGGTGCCAATACACCTCAAGCACTACGTCGTCGCCATCCTTGACCTCATGCTTGTAAAGCTGGCTAACGCCAAACTTGTTGCGAAGCAGCTCAGTGGCACGCATAAAACATTGTCGTTTCAACTAATATACTATACAACTGCGGTAAATTGGCAAGACACAATGCCAATAAAGTGAGAACGGTCTTCAGGAGCTAAAGGAATTGGGCCAGTTACGTCCATTACTCGTGGAGATACGTTAAATGAGTCAACATAGCCTGAGGCATTGACTGAGGTTAGTCCGTCAATGACAGATTCGCTAATTGCGGACAACGCTGCCGTTCCAGCAGATTTGGGTACGTACACGTTGCATTGAATTACTCCACTGTAATAATCGGAAGCTGCTCCATGATTCTGGAGCGTTGACTGTGTAAAACGGACAGTCATTGAAATGTATTTTTTTGACTTGCCTGGTGTTGTGTAACTAACGTTGTCGTACACCATTAAAACAGTGTTGTCTGCAGCTGCTACTGCATCAGTTACAGCTTTTTCAAAAGCAGCACGGGCGTTGACTAAAGTCATGATTACAGCAAATCAGTGTACTGGACACTGCCAGCCGCACGAGAGCGAAGGCCAGTAGCAACCCTCAGTCTTACGCCGTCTGGAGTCTCCTTAAAAGCCCTGTCAATGACTCCTTGAAGCTGCCCAGGCCCAGTGCCTTGCACAAACGTTGCAACTATTGGGTTTTCTAGAGCGTATCCAGCATAAGACGCAACGTTGCCAATGTTAATTACAGGATTTTTCTGAAAGTTAATATATGGAACCTCAGGAAACCTAGAGCTGATATAACCACCTGACTTCGACTTAGGGCCTCTAGCATTTCCAAACGAATCGCGTTGTCTAAAAATTTCAGCCCAGGGCGTATCTCCTGTTTCTCTGTTTGCACGAGTCGTTGCTCGATCTTCTTTGCCCAACCTGCCACTTGCTTGTTGAGCAGTTTTTCCAGCAGCAACTCTCCAGCTTGACGCAAAATAACCTGTATAAACAGGGCTGTTGTCAGGACTGGCCAAAGCAGAAAGTATTGCAGGAACAGCTTTGTTCAAGGCCCTGTCAAAGTAAGCCTCAAAGTCATTAGCAGGATCAAAATCCAAAAGGTCGTTTTTAGCCATTAGAACACCACCTCCAAGACAAACAGATACTCTTGATCACCCTTGTAAGTGCGAATGTCTGTGATCTGAGCAATACGGTTAGAACCTGCGTACTTCAGCGTCACCGTGTCTTCAAACGTTGGCTGGTTGTCTCCGATTAGATCAGGCGTGACATACAGCTTAGCCGTGCGTTTTTCAGCCTCAGTCTCCTCTTCAGAACGCACAAACTCAACTGGTACGTCAAACGAGTAAGCCGTGTCCGTCGTCGTCAGCGCTCCAGTGCTGGTGTTGTAAGTCGGAGATGCCTTGCGGGTGTACGTGATCGTGTGGTCAAACGACTTACCCAGATCCGCAACGACCTGCTTAGCAACATTCTTGAAAAGCGTGTCGAGTGCGCCTGCCATCTCAACCCCTCACAA